CCGCTAAAATAACAATTGATATCGTGGAAAAACAATTGCGCCATCAAAACTATCTGTTCTGTTTGTGGCTTTTGCCCTAATTGTAGATAAGCGGCCGTCAATGTATCAACGCACATTAATTTCAATTCTTTTTGGTGTGACCTATAAAGTTCGAACACTTTTTTTTCTTTTAAGCCTGAATTTTCTTGTGTATAATTCTCTATCACTTGTTTTGTTATATTCGTAACCCATTATCAGATAGTATGGGCTACATGTTACTAATTTACCCTCCGACGATTTTTCTTGCTTCATTCCAATTGTTTACAATGTTATTTTCTTGGCCTTTTATATTGAACAAACCTTTCCATCCGTTTTCTATGCTTTGCCTAATTATTTCCATTTGTTGTGTTTCATCTGTTGTGTGTTGCAATAACTTATTGATCGCCGCTTTGTGTGCTATTGGCTTATAATTGAATCTATGCTGCTCTTTTTTGTATTGCAGCCATAATTTCCACGCCTCTTTGTTTAAACCATTAATTTCCATAAAATCAAAATCCTCTTTCTTTACTTTTTTTAAGTATTTATTTGATTTAGTATTTAATAGCGGTTCTTTTTGTATATATTCATTTCCTTCATGTACGTTTTGTTCATGTGGTTTTTCATATACTATATATTCCCACCCCTTGATCTTACCTTTTTCTCGAACTTGGTGGCGTTTTAAGTAACCCAAAGCAATCAACTCTTTAAATGCACTATAGACCGCTCTTTTGCCGTCTTTGTGCCATGTTATAACCTCTTCAACGTATAGTTTCCAAGTTGGCGGCACGGCTAACAAATGAATCAGCAGACCTTTAGCTTTTAAGCTCATTTTTTTATTAAAAATAAATTCGTTGTTAATTGTAGTAAAATTACTATCTTTTTTGACTACTATTCTTTTCATTAGAATAAAATTGTTTGTGACTTGTTGTGATTTTTGTTTGATGCGTTGTTTACAATATCATCAAAAGTATATTTTTCCGGCCTTAGCAATAAGTCAACGACCGATATATAACATTCCTTAGAGCTATTGTAATCAGTATGTGAATTTATATTGTTCACCCTTGTTTGTATGCTTTTAATTTGGCGGCTGCTTTGTTCCGAGCCCCTTTGTGTTCTGCCTTGTTGGCCGTCGCCTAAAATTTTATAGATGATTGGGTTTGCTTTATTTATGAACTTATAATTTGTGAACCTATCGCCTTCGTAGATTGCAAACTTATTGACTGAACTTATATATTCTAACATCATATCTAAATCCGCCATGACGCTCATACTTAGCTTATCACTGCCCTCAAATGTAGAACCATCGTATTTTCCTACGATTATATAATCTTTAGCCTCATGGAATACAAAGCGGCCAATCTTTTTCTGTTTGTTATCATCAATTAATAATTGTTTCATGAGCCATGTTTTACCAACACCGCACGCGCCAACGATTAGCAGATTATTTCTGTTGCATTTTGTTTTCATAGTTTGTAATAATTGTTCGTCATTTTCATTTTGTTGAGTTCTTCTGTTGGGTTGTTGCAAAGATACATTTTTTCACGATAGTATAGTACAAACGATATCCGCTTGTAATCATCGCTTTTGTTTGTTAATTCTGTGTTTCCGTGCCACTTATGCACATCAGCAAACAGAATATCACAATTTTGCATATCTATCGCAACACGATACTCCGGCATGCAAAAAAAGCCTCCATCATAGCTGCCTTCCCTATATACTATTAAATTTCCAAAACCATCGCTCAGATCGCCGCTATCCTGATGCACGGCCGTTCTAAAGTTTTCGTTGATTGTGATAGTTGTGAAACATGTGTTGCCAATTAAGTAATTCTGATTCGTGCCGGTTGCTATGGCTTTTTGCTTTGCGTGATAACTTGGGCAAAGTTCTTCATACTTTTGTTCTATAAATTCTACGAACGGAATACCTTGTTTGAATTTATCAAAGTACTTGCGAGCAAATGCCGTTTTTCTACAATATTTTATCATCGCACTTGAATCCATATAACCAACATTTCCGCTCATTACTTTGTTGCCGACCGTGATATTGCTAACCGAACCATCTTTGCGAATGCGTTTGTGGCTGCTTCCAGATGCTATGCCGCGTCCTTCAGTTAGCTCTATACTATCCTTAAAACTTGTGTATCCGTTTTTTAATATATCAAAGGGAATGGCATTTTTACGATACCGAAACAACAAGTTTCCGTTCACATCGTAACCATCTGAATCTTCATTTATTAAAATATCAAAACTATCATCGCTTAAGAACTTGCCCTTTAGTTTAGCAGCTTCTTCTGTGTGCAATACTTTTTTTAGTTTATATGTTTTCATATCTTTGTTTTAATATGGTTAATAAAAAATCACTCATGTTTCCTTTGCTTATATAATCATCACCGAACACATCTTTAAATCCAATTTTGCAAAGCCTTTTGAACTCTTTTAACTCCGGCTCGCTAAAGTATAGCAAAGTCGTTGTGATTTGTGTGTTATCTATTGGCTCATTGTTTTCGCCCCAATCATCTTGAAATAAACTTTCCATCTTAGTTGTTTTTAATCGTTCTAAGAGCGTTTTGATGTGCCTCAAAGACATTGGCATACATTAAGTTGATTGCTTCTTTATAATCGTTTAAATGCTGCAATCCGTTGTCATTTTGCAAAAAGCTGAACGCGGTTTTATAATTTAAATGATAATTTTTATCATAATCCATCAGTTGTTGATGTTGCTTAACTTGGTGAATGATGGTTGCGTGGTTTTTGTTATAAAATTGGGCTATCGCTACATAAGTGAAACCGAAATAGTTTCTTGCTAATGAATACGCAATACGCCTCGCGTCTACTAAGTTCCTGACTCTTGAGTTGCTTAAAAAATCAGCCTCGCTGACTTCGCATATTATTGCAACGCTTTTTGAAATTAAATCTAACGTTGAATTAATTTGCTCTTTCCTGTTTTGTTTAGTTTGTTCGTTTGTTATCATCTTTGTATGGATTTTAGATATTTACTTTGCATTTCAAGCAATGTTTTAATTCTTTCAATGCTGACATTTGCATAACTGCCTTCGGTATCTATGTACCAATTTTGGATCTCTATACTATAATACTGACCACAATCTTCAATATGTGTGGCTTTCTTATTAAGATAGATCCTTGGTTCCCTAATGTCCATTGTTCTTTTTTCGAAGCAATACGAAGTATCAGTATCGAAACTTTCATATCGGCAATGTGCTGAGATTATGAATATAGTTGTTTTCATTTGTCGTTTTTTATTATGTTATAAATTCGTTCATCAATTTGTTTGATTTTGGCGTATATTTTACGCGCTTCTACTTTAGCTCTTTCTGTTTTGTACTTTGGCACATCGGTTCCGGTGGCCTCGTTTATAATCAAATGAGCTTTTTTTAATAGCTTATGAGTTACTTTCTTCATATATACCTAAATTATAATCATCTTGAACACATATTGATTCCTCAATTAGTTTATCGTAGAACTCGCCTATCTCTTTATTTGTGCCTACGAAACTAATCATTTGCCCACTAAAGTCCGGCTCAGAGTACCACCTACCAACAGAATAATCATACACCCTTTTAATTCGTCCTTGCTTTGGGTTTTTCAAAACGAATAGCCATTTATATTTTTTTGTATCTTCCATAATTAAAAGGGTAAGCCGTTATCATCTATTTCTGTTGGTATAACATTGTCGGCCGTGTTATGCAATGCAGCATCGTCGGCGGTATCTATTTTCCAAGCATCAGCGCTCGTATAATAGTTTCCTTTGTATTCCCTTGAACTAAGGTTAAAATAGACCTCTATTTCTTGGCCTTGTTCTATACCTTGCAACAATGCAATTTTATCAACACCGAACAAACCAAATGCGATTTCAGGGTTGTATTGCGAACCGGTATCTATAACGAATGATTTTTTAGACCATTCCTTGCCGGCTTTGCTTGTTCCCGTTTGTGTTGTTGTTGCTTTAATGAATTTTCCTTTAATTTTTAACATCTTTTTGAGTTTTTTGTTTGTTATTAATTGGATTGCTTTTTTTAAAGGCATCAGCTTCTTCCTCACCGAACACGTCGTGTTCATATAAGCCGGCCAACTTTAGCACGGCGCGGCTCATACATCGTTTTTCTGCGGTTTCCATAACGTACCAATTAGAAGTGTTCCCTTCTTTATATGTTGCGCCCCTAAGCGCCGAAGCGAATGTTTCTATGGTATTTTCGTTCATTGTGGCATAAGCCTTCACGACCGCGAAATTTGGTTTGCATTCTATCACATCGTATGTGATTTTTATGTTTTTTGCTGCTTGGATTTTTTCAATACCCCTACGAGTGATAATCGTATAATGTTGGTGAGCAAAAAAATCTTCTTTGATTAAGCCATTTTCTTTGAATAGCTTGTTGAGTTGTTCTTTTTTTGTCATTGTGTTGTTAAGTTTATCAGCCCTATGATATCGGCTGCGATTATTATTGTTGCAATGCTTAGCCCTAAAATATAAGTGACTATCGTGTTTTTATTTGTTTTCATCTATAATTCTTTTTTGAAGTTGTTTGAATGCAATATTGCTCATGAAACATGTTAGTTCTAATAAAGCAAGTCTCAAGCCTTGTTCTTGGCCTACATAGACGGCCGCTTCTAATGTGTTTTTCTGTTTTTTGCTTTGCTTTTTTTTATCTATTGTTTCTTGGCTTAGTTCTAAAAGTTTGTTTTTAACTTGTTGCAACTCGCCCTCTATTATTTCATAGCTGATTTGAGGCTCGTTTGCGCCATTATTGGCGTCCTTTTGGTACATGTCACCCAATTGTTTAAAGAATGTTTCTAACATCGTTTTATTTGATTTGAATTATACACTCATTTTCGTATCCCTTATGTACTCCGCACATTTCCAAAAGTGGATTTTCTGCTTGGAATACTTGCATGGCTTGTTCTACGTTGTTAGCGCTTACAACTTTAAAGATATCTTCGCCGCGCTTTACTTTTGTATCAATTTTTGTGCCGTCTTTTTTTATGTGTTTAAAATAGACGTAATACTTTGATTCGGTGTACGGCTGCAAACATAGTTCGCTGACCGCATAGTTGATATGCTTTGTCGTTGTGGGGCTTGTTTTTCTGCCACCTACGTTCCATTCTAATAGTTTGTATTGATCGCCTATAATTTGCGCGACTTTGGTTTTGTACGAATAAATAAAGTTTGAATCGTATTTTAGGTTTGTTTGATATTTTGCGAATGTTTTCATTTTTATAGTTGTTTTATTTGGTGTTAGATTTTGCTTTTTTAAATGCTTCATAATAAGATAGAATATTTTTGTAATGATAAGTTCTTTGTGACTTATAAGTTGTACTATTATAATTTATAGAACCATCTTTTAGCATATTTATATAAAATACTCTATTTCCGATTTTTGTTTTGTGTTGTCTAATTATCATTTTTATAGTTGTTTTAATATTTTATAAATTATCGATACAGATATTATCTATATTTTTTTGGTTGCATGGTGACATTCCAAATGAAGTTTCTGGAAATTTAAGTTTCACAATTTGCTTGATAATATGCGTTTGACTTTCATTCCAAAATATTGGATTGCCATTTTGGTCAGTTAATTTGATCCACTCTTGGCCAAAATTATTGTTCATAAAAGTTACCCAAGTAAATTCTGGTTGAATTAATTGGTTTTGAAGTTGTTGTAAAGTTTGCATTTTTTTATAGTTGTTTTGTTAATACTTTGGCAAATATAAACACTTTTTTGATACAAACAAGATACTTCTTAAAAAAAATTGAAAAAAAAAGGGCTAAGCCTACTATCCTATGAGTTCAGCTTAACCCTACAAAAACAACTATCCCTCAATGATAAGGGCTTGCAATATTAAAACAAATAATTAAATCTTGCAACTTGTCCGTGAGTATGGTGGTGGACAAACCCTTCGACCCCTTTGGGCGTTTGTGTGTAGCCTTTGCGGTTATGCCAACTATCATCAGCTGAAGGGCTGCGCATAAATTCAACAGAGCAGCCGTGATAATCTTTGCCGTCAAGCCATTTATATTTCACTTTGTGATGAACGTGGTGTAAATACCAATATCTGTGACGCGTTTCCGCCCAATGTTGTTTCGCCTCGTTAGCCATAAGCAAAGGCAAATCCATAGTCTTTGCGCCATCGCCATGACTAAGGCCTATCAAGCTATTTCCATATCTATAATATTTACGATGCTTTGGTGTTGCTTCTACATTAATATTTTTATCGTTGCGATAATATGTTTTTAAACAATGCGCCAAATGAAAGCCCGATTGATAATCATGATTACTCATTGAATGTATTGCATCAACCGGCGCAATCTTGCGCAAATAATCAACCGCCCAAATATAAAGTTCTAAAGCGATAGTGAAATGCTCGTGCCATTTGCCAATGACATCTTGACGCGTGCCGGCCGTTGTGGTGTTGTAAACATTGTCAACATGTAACACATCGTTTCCAATTGCAAACATTATTCTTTCAATTTCAAACCCCTTAGCCAATTCAACAATTCCTTGAATGCCTTCCATGACGCGCGCCTTTGCTATGCTTGTATCGTATTTTTCGCCGGTTTCTATTTCGCAACTATATTTCCCAATATGTATATCAGCCGGATTAATAACAAGCAGATTAGAGCCTTTTGTGCGTTGTTTTGGTTTTGTTGGTGTTGGTGGTGAGTAGTTCTTTAGAACATTATCTAAATCGCTTAAAAATGCGTCTTTGTCAAATGTGTTATTTTTTGAATGAATGCTGAAATTTTTTCCTTTGTGCCAATAATGATTGACGCTATCCAATGGGATTCCGATTTCTTCACATTCTTTTTGGAGCGCTTTATGCTGATCACTGATTTTTTCATGGAGTTTTTTTTGCTCATAATTCATATCAATTTTTTTTGTTAAATTTTTCTATCGTACGGCCTACAAAATAGGCTCCGTAGACGGCCATCAATAAAGAGTTCCAGATTGGCGCGTAAGTTTTGTTCAATGTAAATTGCCCAATGTTGCCATCTGCGAAACTGATTATTGTAAAAACACCGGTCAAAAATATTAACGTCATCGGCCTGATGTTTTTGCTTAGTTTGTTATCGCTACCCATATCGGCCTTCCAACGCTCTGTGACAGATTGTTGGGCTGCTTGTTCGCCTTCGTTGAATAGTTTTCTGAGTTTGCGTTTTGCTTCTAATGCTTCTTCTTTTGTTGTTATGGTTTCATCAATAATGCCTTCAGCGTTACTGAATAACCCTTTGAAGATGTTTGTTAGTATGTCCATATGATATTCTGTGATTTGTTTTTATCTACATCAACATGAATAAAAGTGCCGCCAATGCCTATTCTTACAAAGCCAACTTCTATCAGCGCTTGTAATAGTTTAAATCGGTAAGCGTTATCCATTGCTAATATGTCAGCCGCATAACCTTTCAGGTGACTGCTATTTTTAGAAATGCGATAACCCTTATCGCCGAGATATTCATTATGCTTTTTTGTTCTGTAACCGCTTGTGATTTTAATTGGCAAACCTAAAACACCACGAGCCTCATCTAATTTTTTCAGTAATTCTACAGAACAATTTTTGCCACTACCTTTTTCATCTGGGCTATCAAACTCATTGATGTTAAAATACTTCAATTCTAATTCTTCTATTTGTTTTATGCTTTTTTTCCAACTATTAAAATCTATCATCCTTGCCCCCTTTTTTTCTTCTTGTAACCGCTTTGTCCACGGCTTGCGTTCTTGCTATGTACTTGAGGCCGCTTTTTTTTTGGTTTTTCAAAAAAATTATTTATTATCTTTTTTGCCATGTTTTTTGTAAAAATTATAAATGCTGATAAATATTGTAATCAACAAAAGAAATATTTTTAAAGTGATTTCTATATTGGTTAAACTAATTGCAAGAACTGATATATTAAGCGGTATGATTTCTATGATTTTCATTTCATTATGGTTGTAAAAAGCTAAAAATTAATGTGATATCGGCATAGTGTTTCGTTGATGAGGTTTGTTTGGTTCCTGTTTTTCTGAACGATGGTATTATTGCATTCCCTGAACCAAGTTCATATTCTATGTTGTCGTCAAAGTGATGGACGTAACTTGCGTTCCCTTGGCTTATAAAATCATAAGTATTAATCAATGATATTTGGCTTGATGTTGCTGCGTTATTATTAACCGGCTTTTCCCATAATGTTAGCCTCCAATCTTCGTTGGTGGTTCCGTTAGAAGAAGCCCTAACGATAACTCTTTCTAATATGCAATTATAATCCGGCACATTCATCACAGAAAACTTTGTTCCCCAATTGTTAGAATATGCGCTTCCATCGGATAAAGTTGTTCCGGCGTTGTGGTTATACTTTCCTCCTCCGGGCTCTTGGCTATTAATCAATAAATCGTTGCCATGTGTTGAGCCGGTTTCAAATAGATGGATATGCTCTACAAAATAACTTTTAAATTTTCTTTGATGGTAACCAACCTCATCAATAACAATTGGCGAATCTGTTGGCAAAATGCCGAGCGGCGTTTGTTGGAAAGTAACATTAAACGTCGTTTGATTTGTTGTTAAGGTTCCGGTCAATGTTGCTACAACACTCAACCAAGTTCCTTTTCCGTCTATTCTAATTTTTGCGCCGATTGGCAACTTCGGTCCAGACCACGGGGCGCAAGTTATCCGCGTTGGCATAGATGATGGATCTATTGCTGATGACGTACGGCCTACAACTTTTCTGAGTTTGTCAAATATTTGGTTGTGTTTTAATGCTTGTAATTTCATATCTTAAAAAAGTTCAAAACCAAGTTCGCCATCGGCGGCGGTATCTGTTGCGATATTACCATTATTAAAAGGCGTTGCCGATGTTGCGTTGCCAATATCATAATCAATACTAACCCACTCGCCGCTCCACCTTGATTCGTTGGCATTAAACGACCATCCGTTTGCAATGTAGTATCTTGAATTATATTCAAATAAATCGTTAAACTGCAAAGGCCTTGGATTTCCGCTTGTTTGTTTGTGGAAGAATGTAGCTTGCATCATTTGCGCGTTGTCCGGTTGCAAGCCAATCATTTCAACACCTTTTAACACAGGTAAAATCAGTTCATCATTACCCTCGTTTCTATTGTTCCAACGTGGTTCAAAATCTAAATTCCAATTTGTCATTATAACACCATTAGATCCGTCCCATGTAAATATAGAACTATTCATGTATCCTGTTCCGTTAAAAAATAGCACATCTCTTTTTAATTCTAACCCTCCGTTTACTAATGTTCCAGAGGGTTTGTTTTGTATATTATAGATAGAATTATAGTAACTTCCGCCGGCGCGATATATATTAAATTCTATCGCTTTACTTTGGTATCCATATAGAGCATAATTTGGGGCGGTGATTGTTGTGGTGTGGGCTTGTAAATTTGTATCTATAGCTATGACGCCGACATTGTAAGTGTATTGAACTTGATAAGCATAGAACTCAACTTGTCCCGTTACCGGAACCGGATCCATATCATCTGTGCTGACAGCCCCGATAGTCACATTAAAAGGATAAACACCACCAACATCATTCGGGATTAATAAAATAGATGAACTATTAGCAAGAAAAACCGGTTGTTCCGTTGTTGACCACTTGTATTTCGTGCCGTCATAATAGAGGTAATAATTTTCTACTTTGACATAGTAATAATTCTTCTGGAAATATAATACTCCGGCCGTCGGCGATCCTGCTGAATCACGAGTTATTTTGCCCCTAATTTTTAAAGTGAATGTCATGTTTTGGCCGGCCGTGACGCCTGAATATGTTTGGATATAATCGTTTGACGTTGGGTTTGGATCAGAAGTAATTGTATAATCTTCATTCGTTTGCCAAGTGTTGCCAATGTCTATGACGTTTTCTGTGTTGGTTTGTACGTTAATTTCTATTTCTTTGATTTGCTTGCCATAATCAAAACTTGCGTCAGCTATTTGATAATTCGTACCCATAACATCAGAGGAATTGCTTAAATCCCCAATGTTATAACTAACACTTCCAGATCCGTCGTATGTTTTTCCGTAGTCGGTATTATCATACCTTACATAAAATTCGTATCCGGTTTTCATTTGTTCATAGCAGCCTACTTGAATCGTCTGCCAATAACCTCCGGGAGCTAACATAAATATCCGCATGTTATAGAATTCCAAAATATTTTTTAGAACATCGTAGCAACTTATATATTTGAAATTTCCGTTTGTGCTTGATTGGTAAAAAGAATCAGCCCTTGATGCTACTCCCCAAAGTGGATCGCGGCGGACTGTCGCTTGGTTTGTCATTTTAGAGTTTTGCCAACATGAAAGGTTAAAAACAAATGTTGAACCGGTAACAAAAATATCATTCGTTGGGATAAGGCGTAAACATGCCAAAACGAGCGAGCGGTGTTGGTAAACTGATCCAACGTAGCTAACACCATCTTCTGTCAAGGTTTGGAAATCTTCAATAGCGCCACCGGTTGCGCCGTTAGCATCAACGTCCCAAAGGTTTTCAAGCTCTGTGATTTTTTTACCTTTCAATAAGCTGATGCCATCTATTGCCCTAAGTTTAAAAGGCTGCGGATAATATAAGTTTGAGAGCTTAGCGTTATCAACAATAAGAACGCCCTTCCAATAGTTTGTATAGCTGCCATTCGCATCAGCATCAAATTGTATCGTTAATAAATAATCACCCTCGTCGCCATCTACTAAACTTTGCACAAAGGCATCGTCTGTAGAGCTTTCAGAATAAAATTCAAATGTTACATCGCTTCCCTTTATTGCGTTATCTATATCGTCGCCCTCGCCTTGATATTTTAAAGTAAAGCCATCGCCACCGCATTTGAATATTGTAGATGATCCAGAGTAATCTTTTTTCAGTATATTAATCAGCCAATCTGAACCATTGTAATCCCTAAATTCTGCGTATCTTTCTACTGAGTATGCCATTAACTTATTCTATTGAGCCTTTGATTAGTTCTTTTACTTGATAATACAATATCCTCGCCACTGATAACACCATAAACGGCCACCGGCTTTTGACTTTGCATCATTCCATTAAGTTTACTCAATGGCGCAATAACTTCCGGATCGCTTGCTGCGCCAATATTATCCCCGACTAAAGCGGTTGTCGGTCCGTATGCTAAACCTCCCTGAGCGAGTGCCGGTATTGGCTGCGCTTTTATTGTTGCTATCTGTGCGAGGCCGGCCGTAAGTACTGCGGCAAATAAGAAAGGGTTCGCGATAGTTTGGGCAGCTTGAGAAGCTACATTTATAATCGCTTGAAATAGCTTCATTTTTTTGTCGGCCTTTGCTTGTTTTATTTGTAGTTGTCTTCTTTTCTTAGCAATTTCTTCATCTAATTTGAGTTGAGCATCAGCTTTTTCTTGCTCACTCATTTCGCTATTTGCTATAAGATTTTGCTCTTTTCTGTAATAGTTATCAAGCTCTGTATTCTTGTTCTGGAAATGTTGGCTTATTATACCGGAAACCCTTCCAAAGACTTGTGAAGTAAATTCTTCTATAGAAGCCATTGTTTCAACATATTTTTCAGCGAATGTTTTGATAGGATCATCACCACCACCGCCTCCGCCGTTGCCACCTTGACCACCGCCTCCGCCTTGACCACCGCCTCCACCACCTCCGGTGAAACTGCTTGTGAATGTTGTGCCGCCTTTGAACATTCCCTTGATCTTATCCATGGCTTGTTGAGCTAATTCTCCGGCCTTATCAACTGCACCCTGAACGTCATCTTCTGTTATGAATGCAACCGGTTCACGCTGCAATGTATTTTCAACACCGGTCTTGATTGCTTTTCCTACCTTTTCGCCATATTCTTTTTCGGCTTGTAAAAGCGTTTCGTTATCTTTAAACACATCATGGAAGCCGCCTAATATATCGGCCGCGCCTTGTTTTATTTTGTCGTAGTTTCCTGTGAATACACCTTCAATGAGTGTGCCTATGCCGCTGAATACGTTTGTAAATTGTTCGCCAATACCTTGAACGATTCCAACCATAGTTTTCCCAAAGTATATTCCGGTCGCAACTAATATCTTGAAAGTTGCCGTAATAGTTTCTACAATACCCCTGAATAAAATTGATTCGTTGTATAGGTTGATAAAATAATTGATGATGTCTACGAGTATTGTTTTGAAGCCTTCCCAATTAGTTATCGCATAATAAGCCGCGCCAACAATAACACCGACAACCGCTAAGATTGGGGCTGACATACCGGCAATCACACCGATAATAGAACTAAAGATACCAACTAAAACACTTCCGAATGACATAATCGGGCCGGATGCTGCGAGTAAAGTTGTAATCCCGAGCGCTAAACTTTGCGTCCCTGAATCTAACTTAGTGAATGCTGATACCGCTTTGCTGACTACTTTAGCAACTTTCAACAAGATAGGCATCATCTTATCACCTATTTCAAGCCCTACGTTTTTCAAGTTCTGTAGAGCTTGCTGCATTTTAAATCCGGCTCTTTGGCTTACAACATCAAAACCATCAGCAACAAAGCCGGTTGAAGTTTCTAAGTCATCTAAGATGTTCTTATAGGTTTCTGTCTGGTTACCTAAAACACCGAGAACACCTTTCAGCGATTGTGATTTTGTAAAGAAATCACTCATCTGCACGCCATTATCATTGAATCGTTTTTGTAATTCAACGAGCGTAGCGTTTAGCCCTTGTTCGCTTAACATTTGCCTCAAGCTATCGGCTGACAGACCAACTTTTTCAAGCGCTTCTTCTTGCTGAGGCCCGATCTTAGCAAAGCTCATCATGATACCACTTAGGCCGGTCGTAGCTGCACGAGCGTCGCCGGTTGTTTTGGTATATGTTGAAATCATTGCGCCAAGTTCCTCAAACGAGATGCCTAAGTTTGCAGCCAACCCAAGTTGAGTTCCCAACACTTGCGCCAAGTCAGAAGCCTCAAACATACCGGTCTTGACCATGCCGCCAAATATATCAAGCGCCTCACTCGCTTTTAAAGTGTCTTCGCCATAAGCGTTTTGAGCTGCGGCCGCAACTTTAGCGAGGTCAGCTTGTTCGCCTAAACCTATCGCAACACCCTTAGAAACGGCTTCAAGGGTTTCCATAGCGTTTGCGCCTTGTAATCCGGCAGAAGTTAAAAAGAACAAACCATCAGCAAGGTCGGCCGGCGCTTGTGCGGTTTGGCCGCTCAAACTCAGTACTTCTTTACGCAATACATCAACCTCATCAGCCGTGACGCCTACTAAGGTTTGAATCTTTGTCATGTTTTTGTCAAAGTCAATAGCCATTTTAGCGCCGGCAACACTAATCGCAGCGAATGGCATTGTCACGTTTCTTGTGATAGATGTTCCAATGTTTTTCATTGTACGGCTAACACGCATCAATTTCTTCTGTGCCATTGTTAGCGCCGTGCTGAATTGCGCCGTACTAAGCGCAAGAACAAAACTAATCCTTCTTTTTGCCATTTTCTATCTTACTATATAATTTTTCGGCATAAGCCATTTCTTTTTGAACTTGTTTTGCGTCTTTCTGTTTTGTTTTTTGTTTTTCCCAAGGGAACCTCATCAAGTCTTGCGGCTTAATGTTGCGCCCTTTTTTAATGTGGGGCGATATCAATATTGATGCAAGCCATCGCGTCTGTTCCCAACTTGTGCGCTCTTTTTCGTTATGTGCTTCCCAAAATGCTTTCTGTTTTAATATAAAGTCTTTCGGCAATATGTCATAGAATTGATCAGAGTTCATACCAATTTTGTAAGCGTTTAAAAGCAAATGCTCCCAAGTTATTTCTTCTTCGTTGGGGCTTTCTTCGCCCCCACTTCGTTTCCCGTTGTTGTGCTTGTATTGTATTGTTCTTGGAAAATTTCCATACATTTAGTGATTACAGATTCATCATCATCAATTAAATCTGCAACATCTAAAAGCGTTAATTCAAACTCTTTGCCGGCCTTACGAGCGCCATTTTTTAGTCCTGCCCAACACAAAGCAATCGCCGCTTCTATTGTCATTTCTTGGCCAAGTTTGTCAAGCTCATTGACTTTTATATTTGTTTTTTTTGTGAAGTCCATTAGAGCTGCCATGCCGTATCTTACCGGAAAATCTTTTCCATTTATTATTATAATTTCGTACATCTTTTGTCTGTTTTTATTGTGTAAAATTAGCAAATTGAGGCAAAATGAACGGCTTCTAATTTTGCCGTTTATAGTCGTTTTAAGCAATTAACACCTTTCTGTCGTATATTGGTATTAAAAAACCGCGTTCTTTTAATAGGCGTAATTTCCTTGAGTAAAATTGTTGTCAGTTTTTAACAAATTAAAAAAATAAAAAAAGGGCAAATTTGAGGATTTTAGCCCCCAAAAATGCCCTGAAATATTCATTACGGAGTTGTGTCAGTTAGAACTCCTGTGCCTTCAAAACTTGCGCTGAAAGTAGCTGAATCTTCTAACGGAGAATCCAAACTTAATGAAGTAATATATACGTCACCTTCATAATAAGTATCGCCGGCTTCTGTTGGTGTTGATGCACCATAAGCGAATCTTAATTTGAAAGATGTTCTTGCTTCAAATTGTAAAAATAAATCTTGGAAATCAAAATTGCTGCTATCAAAAGCATAGAAGCCTTCTGCTTCCATTGTCCATGATTTTGTTGATTCTAAGATATCTCTCCAACCGCCTGACTCTTTGTTAGTGGTTTCTCTTGTATCCATGTTAAGACTTAATGATCCTGAAGTTGCATACGCTATCGCCGTGAATACTTCAGGAGTAGCTCCGTCGCCATAGTATAGAACTAAAGACGTGCCATTCAATATTCCTGATGTTGCCATTTTTTAAAATAAATTTATTCGTTAATACTTTTTTCTACATTAATGTTCTCAAAAGATGCTTTTTCCTTTTTGCTTCTTTTGCTTTTTTTGTCACCGCCAATCAAACCAACTTGTTCCCAATGTTTAGCTCTTTCTTCAGTAACTTCAATTTCTGTTCCGGCTTTGTATTTTTTGCCCGGAAGTACAAAATCTTTCGTCAATATAACTTTAATCTTCGCCATTTTCTAATCTATTTTGGTTAATACTATCTCTTATCTGTTTGTCTTTTATTTCATTTATATCTATGTAAGTTTCTAAACGTGCGCACATCGTAGCCATACATTGATCCGGCTCAACATATCCATAAGCCTTGATTGTTTCATCACTATTGTACGCGATAAAATATGTTTCTTCTATTGGTGTTTCTATTTTATGCAGCTCCTCCATCTGTTATTGTCCAACCTTTATTCGTTATTAAAAAAGTTCTTGCAGCTTCAGCAGCTCCGCCGGAAGTGTATTGACTGCTTCCAAAGTTTATAGATTCATTCAATGATACATCTTGCGCGCCCCAACTTATAAGCAAAGAATCATAATTTGCCGTGGAGTAACCATCTGAGTTCCTCATAAAATCTCTAAAATCTGTGACATTTGAAATATCCCAATTGTCCATCGGCTGGTCGTAAAAATCTAAACCATAAAACATTCTATAAACACTCGTACAATTAGACAAATCCCAAGAATTTCTTTCCCTCCAGATCGGAAGAGCAC